GCCCGTGCGTACCAGCGCGACCTCGTCCGCGAAGCGCGCGCTGTCTGGGGCATTGACGCGCCTGTGCCGGTGATGGCCGGGCAAATCCATCAGGAGAGCCTGTGGCGCAAGGGCGCGCGCTCCCGCTTTGCCGGCGGCCTTGCCCAATTTACGCCGGACACCGAGGCGTGGATTAAGCAGGCCTATCCGCAGGCGCTCGCCGTCGGCAATGCCTATGATCCGCGCTGGGCGATCCGCGCGCTCGTCACCTACGACCATCACCTCTATCAGCGTATCCGCGCCGCCAACGACTGCGAGCGCTGGGCGATGACGCTCTCCGCCTACAACGGCGGCCTCGGCTGGTTGCAACGCGACCAGCGCCTTGCCGCGCAGCGTGGTGCTGACCCGCTGCGCTGGTGGGGCAACGTCGAGCGCCACAGCCGCCGCGCCAAATGGGCGCACGCCGAAAACCGTGGCTATCCGCGCGCCATCATCTACCAGCATCAGGCGCTCTATCGTGACTGGGGCGGGGGGACGGTATGCGCATGCTGACCATCGTCCTGATTGCCGCTGGCATCATTGCCACCCTCGGCGGCTACATCCACCGCCTGCGCGGCCAACTGGCAACGGAACGGGCGAATGTGGCCGCGCTCACCGCCGCCAACCAGGCACTCGCCGAAGAATACGCCGCCGCCGATGCCGCGTATCAGGCGTTAATCGCAACCACGTCGCAAATAACCACGCAATACCGCCCTGCCATCCGCCGCGTGCAACAAGCCCCGGCGCGGGATGACGCCCCAGTGGCGCCGGTACTGCGGCAAGCGCTGGAGGACTTGCCATGAGAGCCATTGTCCTGCTGCTGGCCATCACGCTCACCGCCTGCACCCGCGACATCCCGCATTACCGCCCCATCGCCGTACCGGCAGGCCTCGCCGCGCCGGTTGCCGCCCCGGAAAAACCCGACCCGCAAAGCGCAACCCAACGCGACGTCGCCCGCTACCTCATTGAGCAGCATCAGGCGCTCGCCACCTGCAACGCGCGCCTCACCGTCATCCGTCAATGGAGTAACCAATGGACAACCGCAAAATAACCCCCGAACACTTACAAAGCCTCATTGCCGATGCCGAATATCAGCGCTTTGGCACCACCCTCACCGTTTGCGTACTGCATCTGAAATCCGGCTTTGACGTCGTTGGCAAATCAGCCTGCATCGATAAAGCAAATTTTTCGGAGGAATTGGGGCGGAAATACGCCTACGAGGACGCCTTTGAACAACTATGGGAGCTTGAAGGCTACGCCATGCGGCAGCGGTTATTTGAGGCGGCGAATGGATGAAGCCGACCGCGCCGCAGCGCTGATTGAGACGACCACCGCCAACGCCCTTGCCCGCATCCACGCGGCGCAAATGCAGGCGGGGCAGGCAGATTGCGCCGACTGCGGCGAACCCATCCCGGCGGCGCGGCGCGTTGCCAACCCGGCGGCCATCCGCTGTATTGACTGCCAGGAAATCTACGAAAGGAGACACCGTGGGAAACCCTAACATCCCGCTATGGAAATTCGTCTTTGACATCATTCAGACCAGCTTCACGGTTGGCATCAGCATTTACGTCTGGATACTGGCCAAACACAAGGCCAACGCCAGCCGCATCGCCGCGCTGGAAGACAAGGCCGAAGAAGAAACCGGCCTGATCAAGAACCGTCTGACTGCGCTGGAGACCAAAATCGAACACCTGCCCAACCGCGAAGCCATCGGCAACATCCACCGCCGCCTCGACGACCAGGCAAAAACCCTGCACAAAATGGAAGGCGCGCTCAACGGCGTCAATGACACCAGCAAACTCATCCTCGAAACCCTGCTGACGAAAGGAGACAAACCATGATGCAAGACGTACAACACGGCTATCACCGCCGCGCCATCCTCTCGCTCTTGCTCTATGACGCCGATTACCGCCTGTCGCTGGATATGCTGGAGCTGGTGCTGGAAGCCGCCGGACACAGCTTCACCCGCGACCAGCTCGAAACAGAGGTGGCATGGCTGGAGGAACAGGGCTATGTGAACCGCGAGCGCCCGGCGATGGGGCTTGTGATAGTCGCACTGACCGACCGTGGCCTTGAAATCGCGCGCGGCAAGGCACGGGCGCACGGCATCCGCGACCTGCGCCCGTCCGAGCTGCGCGACATTGAGGCGCGGCGCTAATGGCGGCCAACAGCATCACCACGCTGCCGCCCGCGCTGCTGGAACAGTTGCAGGGCTGGCTGCGCGACCCGGCAATTACCCAACTGGAAGCGACCGACCGCCTCAACGCCGTCCTCATGGAGCTCGGCGAAAAACCGCGCAGCAAGAGCGCGGTCAACCGCTATGCGCTGAAAATGAGCGAGGTCGGCGCCAAAATACAGCAATCGCGCGAAATCGCCGATATGTGGATTGCCCGCTTTGGCAATGCGCCGCAGGGCAAGGTAGGCGCGCTGCTGAACGAGCTGGTGCGCAACCTTGCCTTTGAAACCGCGTTGCAATTATCGGAAGACGAAGAACCGGCGCATCCGGGGCTGTTGAAAGAGCTGGCGCAGGCAATTGAGAAGCTGGAGCGGGCATCGACAATTAACGAACAGCGCCAGCAGGAAATCGAAGCGCGGGCGCTGGCGAAAGCGGCGAAGGCAATGGAAGCGGAAGCGGCGCGGCAGGGCATCAGCGACGACACCATCGCCACCCTCAAGGCAAAATTCCTGGGGAGCGCGGCATGAGTGCCACTTATACCTCCCTCCCCTGCGTAGCGGGGGAGGGGCGGGGAGGGGGTGTAAAAACGCCGCGCAGCAGCAATACCCAACACCACATAACTGCCCTGACCATGCAAGACGGATTTGACTTTATATGAACACCAGCACCGCCATGCTCCTGCCCTACCAGCAGGCATGGGTCTTCGACGAAGCCGCCGTCTGCGTCTATGAAAAATCGCGGCGCATCGGCATCAGCTGGGCGTCCGCCTGTCTTGCGGTGCTGCACGCGATGGCGGAAAAAGGCATGGACGTCTGGTACGTCGGCTACAACCGCGAAATGGCGCAAGAATTTGTCCGCGACAGCGCCTTTTGGGCGCGGCAGTTTGGCGTCATCGCCGAGCGGTTTGCCGAAACCGTGATTGACCGCGAAGACCGCGACATCCTGCAATTTGGCATCAAGTTCGCCAGCGGCTACCGCATCACCGCGCTCTCCTCCAAACCCTCAAACCTGCGCGGCAAACAGGGGCTGGTTATCCTCGACGAAGCCGCCTTCCATGACCAGCTCGACGAGCTCTTGAAAGCGGCGATGGCGCTGCTCATCTGGGGCGGCAAAGTGCGCATCGTCTCCACCCACGACGGCGTTGACAACCCCTTCAACCAGCTCTGCCAGGACATCCGCGCCGGGCGCAAACCCTACACCCTGCACCGCACCACCTTCGACGAGGCCATTGCCGACGGCCTCTACCGCCGCATCTGCCAAATGCGCGGCCTGACGTGGACAGCAGCCGCCGAAGAAGCATGGGTGGCGGGCATCTACCACGAATACGGCAGCCACGCCGACGAAGAGCTGCGCGTCATCCCCGCCAACAGCGGCGGCGCGGTACTGTCGCGCGGCCTGCTGGAGCTGCGCGCCGACCCCGCCCCCATCCTGCGCCTTGCCCAGCCCGACGGCTGGGCAGAATACCCGGCGGAGCTGCGCAGCGCTGACATCGCCGACTGGTGCGAGCGCGAGCTGCGTCCGTTACTCGCAAGCCTTGACGGCAGCCGCGAACACGTCTTTGGCATGGACTTCGCGCGGCATGGTGACCTCTCGGTACTGCTGCCGCTGCAAATCGCGGCTGATACCCGCCGCCATGTGCCGTTTGCAGTCGAGCTGCGCAACATCCCGCACGCGCAGCAGCGGCAAATCGTCTGGTACCTGCTCGACCGCCTGCCACGCCTCTCTGCCGCGTGGTTTGACGCATCCGGCAACGGCGAGTATCTCGCCGAAGCCGCGCACGACCGCTACGGCAACCGCGTCGCACAAATCAAGCTCTCCAACGCCTGGTACGCGGAGCATATGCCGCCGCTGGTGGCGGCGCTGGAAGACGACGCGCTGCGCATCCCCAAAGACGCCGACATCATCGACGACCTGCGCGCGCTGGAGCGCATCGACGGCGTCATCAAACTGGGACGGCG